CGCGTGGCGTCAGATGATGGACAACTCCGGTGTGTCCAGCGGCCCGCAGATCGTGGTCAAGCCCAACTCCATCCAACCCGCCGACAAGCAGTGGCAGCTGTCTGCCCGCAAGATCTGGTACGCCACCGACGACGTGGACGACGTCAGCAAAGCGTTTACCGCATTTGAGTTCAACAGCCACCAGGGCGAGCTGTCCAACATCATCAAGATGGCCACAGAGCTGGCCGATGCCGAGACCGGCGTGCCCACGATCATGCAAGGCGAGAAGGGCGCAGCGCCTGACACCGTGGGCGGCATGCAGATGCTGATGACCAGCGCCAACGTGGTGCTGCGCCGACTGGTCAAGCAGTTCGACGACATGATCACCAAGCCGCACATCCGCCGGTACTACGACTACAACATGATGTACAACGAGGACGAAGAGGTGAAGGGCGACTTCAGCATCGACGCCCGAGGCTCCAGCGCCCTGGTGGTGCGTGACATCCAAAACCAGGCGTTCTTGAACCTGCTGGCCGCTGGCGCGAACCCCGTTTACGGCATGTACCTGGACACGCAGAAGCTGTTCGAGAAAGCGCTGCAAGCCCAGCACATCGACCCGGCCGACGTGTTCAAACCCGAGGAAGAGATCGAGCAGATCAAGGAAGCGCAGAAGCAGGCAGCAGCGCAAGGCCCGGCACCCGATCCGGCGCTGGCCATTGCGCAGATGCGCGGCGAGATCGAGATGCAGAAAGCCCAGGCGCAAAACCAGGGCGACCTGCAAGAGCTGCAGGTGCGCCAGCAGATTGCGCAGCAAGAAGCCCAGTTGCGCATGGCCGAACTCCAGTTGACTCGCGAGATCGAGATGCTGAAGATGTCCAACCAACAGAACATCAGTCTGGAAACGATCAAGGCCAAGCTGGCGGATACCGCGATCAAAGAGCGCAGCCGCAAAGAACTTTTCGCTGCCGAGCAGCAGCTCAAACTCAACACCGGTTCCGGTATCTAAGGAGATCACGTCATGGCAACAAACCCCAGCACAAAAAACCCGGAAGGCGGCGACGCCGCGCAAAGGCTTGCCAAAGCAATGGCCCAGGCAGGCAGCAAAGAGTCGGAGATCCTAAGCACTCTGCTGGATGCCGGATACGACGACACCTTCGCCGACGAAGTCGCGTCTGACGCGGCCTACGCGGCGCAGCAGGCTGTAACTCTGGACCCATACGCGGCCGACAGCAACGCCAACGTTTTTACGTACGCCAACCAGCATATCAGTCGTGACGGCAGCGTTGATTCCTTCGTCAACAGCTTGGAAGGCGCGGGCTACTCCGGCGGCTATGCGGGTATGCAATACACCCGCGCGGCTTTGGCTGCCGGGCTTTCGGCTCAAGAGATTGAGAACCGAATGAAAAACGCTTCGGACAAAAGCGCCTACGGGGGCTTCAAAAGCTACATGGATATTTACGGCCCGGCCGCTGCTGACCAAGCTCAGGCGGGTGCAACCCAGTCTGGCGGCGCAACCCAGTCTGGCGGCACAACCCAGTCTGGCGGCACAACCCAATCTGGCGGCACAACCCAATCTGGCGGCACAACCCAATCTGGCGGCACAACCCAATCTGGCGGCACAACCCAATCCGGCAGCGGCGTTACCGGTGCTGCAACAATTACGCCAAGCGGCTCGACTTCCCAAGCAGGCTACACCCCTGGCAGCACTACCGGTGCTGCAACAATTACGCCAGGTGCGGGCACAACCGACGCAAGTTATACCCCTGGCAGCACTACCGGTGCTGCAACAATTACGCCTGGTGCGGCCTCGGCTGACGCGGGTTACATCGCGGGCGGGATTACCGGCGACGCAAAAGTGACGCTTGGGGCCCCGGTAATGTCTGACGCAAGCTACACCCAGGGCAGCACAACCGGTTCCGCAACCCTCACGCCGGGCAGAACCACCGGGGCGGCGACGGCGCTCAAGCAAAGCGCGCCGGTCACGCTGAAAGGCAGCGGGCTGATTTCCGGGGCAGACCAGCTAAGCAGCTTGTCCACCGTGCCGCTGTCGCAATCTGGCGCTTCCGGCCTTATCACCAGCAACATGATGACGCCCGCAAAAACGGCGTCGGCCAATCTGCCACCTGGCGCAGTGGTGCCCAACAACGACGGCATCCCTGGCTTCAGGACCTTTGCGCCGGGAACCGTTGGCAGCCCGTCGATCACGCCAGGCGTCATCAGCTACAAAAACCCGGTCACGGGGCAGCGGGTTACGTACCCAGCAGGCACGCCAAGCCCCGGCGTGGGTTGGATTATTGGTTAATCCCGTACACCAAACAGACCTGGCCATGCAATACCGTACAAACAAAAAGTGTTGCATCCAGGCCACAGTTTGGTCTACAATTTCTTCGGGCGAAGTGCGCCCAAAATTTCCAAAGCCAGCCCTCAAGCTGGCTTTTTTGTAAATGATCAACTACTCCTCCGACACCTGGCACCAGCTTCGCAAGTGGACTGAAGACCAACTGCAAGCGGCCAGGCAGAAGAACGATGCCGTCGGACTCTCCGACATTGAGACGGCAGCGTTGAGGGGTGAGATCCGAACACTGAAAAGAATTCTCGACTTGCCCAATGCGGCAACTCGGGGTGTAGCGGCCGAGCCGGATTCCTGATCCCGCCCGGCCTTTTAAGTGGGCCACCGAAAGGTGGCTGTGTTTTTGGAGAGCACAAAGTGGAAGAGAACCAACTGTCTTCGGAAGAAGCACAAGCCCTTTGGGACCAAGAGGCCGCAAAGTTAACTGCCAGCGCTGACCCGCTCGCGGATAACTCCTTGGCCACTGCGCCGGATACGCCGCAGGCTGACGCCCAAATCGATCTTGAGTCGCAAGCTCAAGAAGCGCAACAACCGGAGCAAGCGGAAGATCCCTACGCTGGGCTGTCCCCGGCGGTGCGAGCCCAACTGGCGCGTATCGACGAACTGTCCCAAGCAAATGCTCAATTGCTGCACCACGTAAAGACTACTGAGGGTCGCGTGGCTGCTATGCAGCGAGAGGCTCAGCAGGCCCGTCAGGCAGCGGCGACAGTCGCACCGCAAGACGCGCCAACGCAGAACGCTATCGCTTCAGCGGCCAAGAACCCGGAGAAGTGGGAGCAGCTCAAGCAGGATTTCCCCGAATGGGCTGGCGCGATGGAGGAATACGTCGCATCCAAGTTAGGTGGAGTGCAACAGCCGCAGAACGTGTTGACGCCCGAACAGGTGTCCAACTACGTTCAGCAGCAGGTCGCACAAACCCGAGCTGAGATGGGTCGCCTTCTCGAAGAGACCCGCATCGAAGCGAAGTACGAAGACTGGCGCGACACGATCAACACGACCGAGTTTGCGCAGTGGTTTACCGTACAACCCGTGGAGACGCGAGCGCTCGCAGACAGCCCAGCAGCAAGAGACGCGATCAAGATGCTTGACCTGTTCAACGCGTCAAGATCAATCTCAGCTTCGGACATCCGGCAAGAGCGCGGAGCCCGTCTCGCGGCAGCCGCGACAACTCGACCTGGGGTGACCCCGCCGCGCAAAACGCTGGCGGATATGTCGCCTTCAGAACTGTGGAACTACGAAGCCAAGAAACGCGAGCGCGAGCTTGCGGAACGCGGCTACTGACCAAACCCTCAACTTTTAAGGAAGACTTAAATGTCCATTCAAAATTACGGCACCGTAGCATCGCGAAACCTTATCCGCGCTGCCCAAGGTATGCTTGAACACGCCCAGCCCATCACCGTCCTCGGTGACTTCGGTACTCAACGCGAGATGCCCCAGAACTCGACAGACACCCTGGTGTTCCGTCGTACTCTGCCCTTCGGCGCATCGTCTGTTGGCACCACAATCGAAGGCTCTGCCCGTTACCAGGGCACGCCTGACATCACCGCTTCCAACTTCGTGTTGGCTGAAGGTGTCACACCCAACGCGAACACCATCTCCTTCCAGGACGTGACCGTTCAGTTGCAGCAATACGGCGTGCTGTTCAAGTACAGCTCCAAAGTCGAACAGCTGTACGAAGACGACATCCCCGGCGAGATGGTCAAGCTGACTGGCGAGACCCTGGCCGAAGTGATGGAGATGGTCCGTTACGGCGTGCTGAAGGCCGGCTCGACTGTTGTGTACACCAACGGCTCCAGCCGTTCCGCTGTGAACACAGCCATCAGCCTGAACAGCATTCGTAAAGCAGCTCGTACGTTGGAATCCAACCGCAGCCGCCGCGTGACCAGCCGCTTGGCCCCAGGCGTGAACTTCGGCACCCGCGCCGTGCAGCCCGCCTATGTGGTGTTCTGCCACACTGACGCCGTGTCTGACGTTCGTAACCTGCCAGGCTTCACACGCGTGGAAGAGTACGGCTCGTTCAAGCCAATCCACGACCGCGAAATCGGTGCTTGCGAAGACTTCCGCTTCATCAGCTCGCCGCTGTTGAAGTCCTTTGCAGGTGCTGGCTCCGCCACCCTGAACGGCATGTTGTCGGTTGGCGCTTCCAACGTGGACGTGTACCCCTTCATCGTTATCGGTGAAGACGCTTGGGGCCAAGTTGCTCTCAAGGGCATGTCCGCCATCAAGCCTGTGGTGCTGAAAGCATCGCAGACCAACCACGCCAACCCATTGGGCCAGTTCGGCTACGTGGGCGCTTCGACCTGGTTCGCCACCGTGCGTCTGAACGACGCCTGGATGGCCCGCATCGAAGCTGGTGTGACCGCTCTGTAA